ATCGACCACGCGGAGAAGGCTGAGGCGGAGCGTGGCGGCCAAGTTGAGGACGAAGCCTTCGACGCGTCGGCTATCTGACGTAGCTCGTCACGTCGTGATCCCTGAGGGGATCGCCTCGACGGGTTGGCCGGGTGTTGAGGCGAAGTGCCTTGAGTGGGGCGATGAGTTCGACCGCTGGCAGGCCGACGCCGGCCGGGTCATTCTGGGCAAGCGCGCGGGGGGCTTGTACGCCGCAACGGTGGGCGGCGTGTCGCTGTCGATCCCTCGTCAGGTTGCCAAGACGTTCCTGGTTGGGCGCATCATCTTCGCTCTGTGCGTGCTGTTCCCTGGCCTGAAGGTGCTGTGGACGGCGCACCACACTGCGACGTTGGGCAACACGTTTCGCTCACTGTCGGGGTTCTCGCGGCGCAAGTCGGTTGACCCGTACATCCATGCCCGCCGCCGCGGCTCTGGCAAGGAAGCCATTGAGTTCGCCAACGGCTCGGTGATCTACTTCGGCGCTCGCTCGCAGGGCTTCGGGCGTGGGTTCGATGAGGTCGACGTCGAGGTGTTCGACGAGGCACAGATCCTTGACGCGAAGGCGTTGGAGGACATGGTTGCTGCAACGAACCAGTCCCGGCACCCGCATGGCGCGCTGCTGTTCTACATGGGCACGCCACCGCGGCCGACTGACCCTGGCGAGGAGTTCGAGGACCGCAGGCGGAAGGCTCTGGCAGCCAAGTCGGACGGGCACGGCGTAGTCGAGAGCGGCGAAGCGGTCTATATCGAGTGCTCGGCTGACCCAAAGACAGGCCACAAAGGCGGGCCGAGCCTGGACAGCATCGAGCAACTGCGCAAGGCGAACCCGTCCTACCCTCACCGGACGCCGTTGGCGTCGGTCAAGCGGTTGCGGGCAAACCTGAAGTCGGATGACTCGTGGCGACGTGAGGGCCTTGGTATCTGGGACGACATGGGCTCGCGCGATCAGGTGATCTCACCTGAGTTCGTGGCCTCCTGCCTTGACGTGAAGTCGAAGATCGTGTCGACCCCGATCTTCGCCTTGGATGTGTCGCCGGCTCATTCGTGGGCTGCGATCGCGGTCGCGGGGCTACGTGCCGACGGATTGCCGCACATCGAGATAACGATGACCAAGCGGCTGAACGGCATTGTCGACCACCGCCCGGGCACGGACTGGGTTGTACCGCGCATGGTGCAACTTGCCGAGCGTTGGCCGGGCATGAAGGTTGCCATCGCGTCCGGGTCAGCCGCCGAGTCACTGGTGCCCGCACTTGTCGCGGCCGGTATCGAGCTGATCTTTGTCAAGGGCAACGACGTCGCAGCGGCGTGTGGCTTGTTCTTCGACCTGTTCACGACCAAAGGCTTGCGCCACTTGGGGCAACAGGCGCTCATCTCGGCATTGTTGACGGCTCGTAAGGCTGTCGAGGACGGCGAGGGCGCGTGGCGTTGGGGTCGCAAACGGTCCTCCGCAGACATTACCGCGCTCTATGCCGCCACGCTCGCACTGTGGGCGGCCATCGCAGCATCCAATACGGACATGGATCCGGCCAACAATGTCTGGTGAGAGGGGTTCGCGTGCTTCGTAAATGGGCCACGAGCCTGCTGGAAGTTGCCGGGTTTGCCCTGATCGTCGGCGGGGTCTGGACGGTCTCCATCACTGCGGGGCTGATTGCTGCGGGTGCCGCGCTTGTCCTGATCGGAGTGCGCCTCGCATGAGCCTGTTTCGTGAGCATCGCAGCTGGACGGCTGAGCCGATCGTCTCCCCGTTCCCTGGCGTGAATCTGTTGGGCCGTGGCGGGTCGCCGTCGATCGACCAGGCCATGCGGGTCTCCGCTGTCTGGGCGTGTGTCCGTCTGCTGGCCGACACGGTGAGCATGATGCCGCTGTCGGCGTACACGATGCAGTCGGGTGTGCGCGTTCCGACGACCACCCCGCCATTGCTGCGGCAGCCGGCCAGTGACGCATCAATGCCTGACTGGCTCTATATGGTCGTGGTGTCGATGCTGCTGAGGGGCAATGCTTACGGCAAGATCAGCCTGCGGGATCGCGATGGCTACCCAGTTCAGATCGACATGCTCAACCCTGACGACGTGCAAACCCGGCGCGATCTGAAGACGGGCAAACTGGTCTACTCAACGCGCGGTGGCATCATCCGCAATGAGGACTTGTGGCATGTGCGTGCGTTCCGGCTCCCCGGTTCGTCTCTCGGGTTGTCGCCGATCCAGTACGCCGCGTCCCAGATCAACATCGATGCCGCGATTCAGGCTTTCGGTCTCGGATGGTTCCTTGACGCGCCCAACCCCAAGTCAGTGCTCACGTCGGATCAGTCGATCAACAAGGAGCAGTCCAAGACGATCTTGGACGCGTTCAAGACGAAGAAGGGCAACGAGCCGCTAGTCCTTGGTGCCGGATTGAAGTACACACCCCTGTCTGTCTCGCCCAATGAGAGCCAGTTCATCGAGACGCGGAAGTACAGCGTGGCGTCGATTGCCCGCATATATGGCGTCCCTCCCGAGATGATCGCGGCCGAGGCTGGCAACTCGCTCACATATAGCAACATCGAGAGCAAGGGCATCGACTTCCTGACATACAGCGTGCAGCCGTGGCTCACCCGTATTGAGGCCGCACTGGCCCCGCTGATGCCCGGCCAGCGGCACGCCCGTTTCGACACGTCAGTGCTCACGAGGACCGACCTTGAGGGACGCATCAAGGCGGGCGCCATCGCCATCGCGTCCAAGCAGCAGGACCCCAACGAGGTCCGCGCTTGGCAGGGTACTGACCTGCCGCCGCTGACTGACGAGCAGAAGGCGTGGCTCGAGATCATCCCTTTGACGACATCACCGACCGGATTGCCGAAGTCCACGCTGCCCAAGTCGGCGCCGACCATGGACGCGACCGCCACCGAAGGAGAACCGGCATGAGCGACAACAGTGTGCGTATCGCCGAGGGTGTTGTTGTTCGCTCGGGCGATGCGCTGATCCTCACCTTTAAAGATCGTCTAACAGTCGAGCAGGCATTGGCGATCAAAACAAAGGTCGAGGGCAGGCTGCCGGAAGGCACCAAGGTCACAGTCATCAGCAATGGGGCAGAGGTCATTGTCGTCCGCGGCACCGAAGGAGAACCGGCATGAAGACTTTCGAGCGCAGGATGGCCGTCGCCGGCCTTGAGGTCCGAGAGGCGTCCGACGTCGTCACCCTGACCGGATACGCGTCCACCTTCGGACAGCCCTACGACATGGGCTGGTACACCGAGACCGTCGATGCCGGGGCGTTCAAGCGGACGCTTGGTCAGAAGCCCGACGTGCGCCTGCTCATCAACCACGAAGGTCTGCCACTGGCGCGCACCGCGAGCGGAACGCTGACCCTGGACACCGACAAGCGCGGCCTCATGGTGTCCGCCGAACTCGACCCGTCCGACCCTGACGTTGCCGCCCTCGTTCCGAAGATGAAGCGCGGCGACCTGAACCAGATGAGCTTCGCGTTCCGCACCCAGGAGGACATCTGGGAGAACGACATGACCAAGCGCACGCTGCTCGGTCTGGATCTGGCAGATGGTGACGTGTCTGTGGTGACGTACCCGGCGAACCCGAACGCCAAGGCTGCGCTGCGCTCCGCTGGTGTGCCGGCCATCGACGCCATCGCGTCTGCGCTCCGCGCCCTCGAATCCAGGGATGCCACGACTGAGGACATCGCCTCAGTGCTGACCCGTGCACTCGCATACTTCAGCGCCGTCGACCTGATCGTGGACGAGGCGCAGGAAGACATCTCCGAGGCCCTGAACATCCCGAACCCCGACTGCGAAGACGAGCCCGACCCCGAGATGCTCGCCGCGACCGTCGCCAAAGAACTCCGACAGAAGCTCCTGCTTCTCGCCGGCTGAAGTACCGCACCACCGCTCAACCAGTCTCACCGGCTCACCGAACCCACCCCTCGAAAGGTGGCCGCGGTGCCCTGCTGTGCCTGCGGGAGAGGTCAGGAAGAACCCAACCCCTCTGTAAGGAGCACAGAATGTTGAAGCGACTCCAGGAGCAGCGAGCGGCCCTCAAGGCCACGCTCGAGGCCCTGTCCAACGCAGTAACCGAGGCTGGCGAGGCACGTAGCCTCACCACCGAGGAGAACACCGAGTTTGATGCAGGGCTGGTCCGCCTCGGCGAGATCGACGCGCGCATCGCACAGCTGGTCGAGGTCGAGATCCGTGAGGCCGCGACCGCGACCACGTTCCGTGAGACGGCTGCGGCCACCGAGACCGTTGCCCACGGCGACGGCGTCCGCAACGAGCCGAACCCGGTCTACCGCCGGGACCGCCTCGACACCTCCTACTTCAAGGACCTCGCAGCGGCCACCCTCTCTGGTTCCGGTGAGGCCAGGACCCGGCTCATCTCATCGCAGGAAACCCGCGCGCTTGGCAACACCGGGGCAGTTGGTGGTTCTGGTGGTGAGTTCGCGCCGCCCGTCTGGCTGGTCAACGACTTCATCGCCCTCGCCCGTCCGGCGCGGGTGTTCGCGAACCTCGTCAACCACCAGGAACTGCCCTCTGGCGTGTCTTCGGTGAACATTCCGAAGATCAGTGGCGGGACCACGACCGCGATCCAGACCACGCAGAACACGGCGCTGTCGCAGACGGACCTGACGACCACGTCCGTGTCCTCGGGTATCAGCACTATCGGCGGGAAGCAGGTCGTCGCACAGCAGCTTCTGGACCAGTCTGGGATTCCGTTTGACACGATGATCAACCAGGATCTGGCTGCGGACTATGCCCGCCAGCTCGACACCCAGTTCATCGCCGGTTCCGGTGCTGCCGGTCAGCTCCGCGGCGTGGCGAATGCTGTCGGTGTTGGTTCGACGGCGTACACCGACGCGGCTCCGGCTGTGGCTGGTGCTGGGAAGTTCTACGCGACGTTGGCGAAGGCCATCGCCGCGATCAACACGGCCCGGTACTTGCCGCCCACTGCGATCGTGATGCATCCCCGCAGGTGGGGCTGGATCAGCGCGTCGTTCGACTCAAGCAACCGCCCGTTGCTTCCGATGAACACGCCGGCGTTCAACGCGATCGGTGACGATGGCGCGGGTGTCGTCGCGGCGGGTGGCGTCGGTGTCATGCAGGGGCTCCCCGTGTATGTCGACGCGAACATCCCGACGGACCTCGGCGCCGGGGTCAACCAGGACCCGGTGTACGTGCTCAGGCTTGAGGACGTGTGGCTCTGGGAGTCCCAGCTTCGGTTGGAGACCTTCACCCAGCCCTACGCGGACTCGGCTGGTGTCCTGTTCCGGGCATTGGCGTACAGCGCCCTCGTCCCTGACCGTTATGGCGCTGCGATCAACGTCATCAACGGAACCGGCACCGTCACCCCGGTGTACTGAGTTACCTACTGCCTGAAAGGAATTGAGCACATGAGCGACAATCATTTCACCAAGGAAACCGAAGGCAAGATCG